CGTCGATGGGTTCCGTTGTTACCAGATCAATGATAAAGAAGTCTGAATTTCCTCGTGGCCCCCAGCCTTCTTGAATGTCTACACTTCTAATGAAGGTGGTCAGGTCATCATGAGTATAGCCCGAGAGATCGTAAAAGGATCGTGCGGCATATGTAGGGTTAGCCAAGTTGTCTAATATCTGCCATTGACTATCAGAGATGCTAGCAGGGAACGCTGCCGGGGCGGGCGATTCTCCCATATCGATATCACAGGCTTCAATTAATTTATCCAGCAAACGCGGTCCTTCAAGTGTCATTTAGTTCCCTTCTTCTTCCATTTGATAGGCTTGAGTCCCTTCGCCCTTCGCCCTTTGTTGATGGCGAGTTGGGTCTTTCTCGTCATGGGTGTGCCCTTGCGCTTAGGCTTGGATGCAGATTTCTTTGAGGTCGAGGCTGGCCTTTTCCTAGGTGCTCTACCCTCTTTGACTTCATCTCCATGAATGTGAACGTGTATCTCCAAGAGATCACCTTCACGATTCTGCGGTACTCTGTATTGCGATTGCCATCCAGTCTTTGGATCCCAATTTTACTACTCGACATCTAATCCGAGCCGTACATCGCACTGTGGATCCGCCGATAGCAGCGCCGTCATTGCCGCCGACGAGGTAAAGCGTATCGTTGACCACCATGAAAGCCTCAGACAATGAGGCTGGGCCGTAGTTATCAGGGTAGAAATCATTGGAATGACTTGAAATATTGTTGGCTACATCGATGTTGAGTACACCCGAAGCCACTAAACTTTGGTCTGTTGCTATAACGAAAGTTGTGTTTGGGTTTTGGTCGGTTAGTTGAAAACCGTAAGAACCGTTACCTGCTAGCATTTGTTGTACATCCGAGTCGTAATTCGAACCTCGTTGAAGGATGAAATCCACGGATTCAATAGCGATTGCTTGGCCCGTTGGGACATTAACATATGCCCCCAAGTCTACTGTTGCTTGAAATCTAGATCCATCGACGGCTGCTGCCGTCATTGATACTCGTTCGGTAAGGTAGAAACTACCCGTCTTTGGTGTTGCCATAGTCATCGCATGCGGACCAGGCCTAAAAAGCATGGTCCGCGCTCCGCATCTGGTAAATATCTTGAATATAATCATAAGGAGGGGCCCATTCGGGGGAGTCAATGGAGCAGTTCCCTTTGTTTCATGTAGGGCTCCATTCTTCAATTCAATGAAAGTATTAGGATATCGAATCGATTTCATAGGGTCGGGCGATGTCACCCAATTCATATACTAGGACTTGCTCGGATAAACATGGACGAAGAAGAAGCCACAAATAGCAACTGGGATTACCATAAGTGCAAAGCATTGGAGCGAATAGCCGATACCCTTGAGCGCTTGCTCAAGATAAGTGAGATGAACCTATGAAGTGCAAAGAGTGCGACATTGAAGCCAGTATCAAATATATAATGAAGGATGGCTATTGCATGCTTTGTTTTGATTGCAGTGCGATTGTAAGCCGACATGGTGATGACGGAACGGTGATTATTGAATGAAGTGCAAGTGGTGCTCGAGAACCACCCGGATGCGATATGTTAACTTCGGCGCCTCTGGTGCTGATGTTCTAATGATATGTGATGCAACGAAATGGGAAAATGGTATTCCTATTTCTAATTCGTGTGGTGAAGATTGAATGAGTTCAGTTCAAGTACAATTCAGAATAAAGACCTCTGACCCCCTATATGCGTGGATAACTCAACTTGAAGACTCTGGGGAGTCTGTGAGTGAGGCTGTACGCTCTAGTCTGCGTTCTCAACTCTCTCAAAATGTTTCTTCAACT